ATACATCTTGAATTAACTTTTTAATATCATCTTCTAACTTTTTACCAACACTATTAGCATGATTAATAATAGCAGCACATAGATTAGCTTGATATTTAAAATCCTTTAAGGCTTCTCTTATTTTTCCTACAGGTTTTCCACCATAGTCTATTATGATGGAATTCTCTTTATTTAAACCAATCTTTAATTCAAATAATAATCCTGTATGTTTTGATATATTATTTTTTTCCATCACTTACCCCAGGTGTTTCCTGCTTAACAGAACTAGTATCTATTTTAGGATCTAGTTGCTTTAGTGTTGTAAGCATACTCATTAGCTTAACAACTTCAGCATAAGGTTTTGACATTAAATACCTCATTATATCTGTTAGTTGTGTAGAACTTATTAAAAAAGTTCTAGGGTTTGGTTGTTGTTGTGTTGGTTTTTCCTTTGCGTTATTAGCCATCTTTCTTTCTCCTTATTGTTATTATTATTGACCTCTAAATTGATAATATTTATCCTCTATTAAATCTCCATCTAATAAATAAAGATTAATATCTTTTTGTTCATTAAAGATTTCCTTTAAATCTCTAACAGTTTGATTAAGGGTTCTACCTTGTCGAAGACAACCACAAACTAAATCTTCTACTTCTATTATTGCTTGTTTAACTTGTCCCATTATGTTACCTCCTTAATGAGTCTGTTTAAATACCATTGTGCTTTTTGTAAATCTTCCAATGGTTCTCCTTTGAATTTATATCTTGATACATACTTTAATACATTACCTTTAAGGTATCCATGATATTCATCATCTGTCATTCCATCCTGAATAACATCAATAGTTTCCTTTTTACCCTTAAGATAATGAGAAGGTGAATGAACATTATCGTTTACCATACTTCCTCCTAATTACATTATACTCAACAGTTTCTAAATCATACTCACCATTACGAACATTACGTTTAACTATTAAACCACTCCACCACATACGTTGTGTATTTCTAGCATAGCTTTCTTTATGATGCAGATAACATCCAGCAGATAACCCTATAACTTTTCTACCTGAAGGGATTGTGCACATTGAGTAATCAAATAAATGACAATGCCCTACAGTTGAAGATACTTTATTCTTTAATAGGAGAGAACGTGCAATGTTGTCCCCACTAATAGGCTTACCCATAATACCAGTAGGATAATTGTGGCAATAATGTACACCATTGATAGATATAGGTTCTTGATATGGAATAACCTCCCAACCATACTCTTTAAAGTTAAGGTCTTTTGTACTAATTGTGCCATCAAGTTCTGGAGTCTCATCTACTATCCTATCTATTCTATCTTCGTGATTACCAAGTAGCATGACTTTTCTTGGTCGTCCCCCATTGAGACCTTTGTTAAATTTTTCCAATGCGTCATGAGCATGGGCTATATCTTTTTTATATCTTCTACCTTCAAAAGATTTCTTACCTTTATCATAGCTTGATAGAGAATCCATACTTGCAAAGTCACCCATGCATACTATGGTAGTTGGTTTTAGATCTCGTGCCATTTTACCTGCCCACAGAAATCTATCATTGCTTGCTTTGGGTGTGCAATGAGGATCACCCATAACTAAATGTGTTGCCATTTTAAATACTATCCATTATAGCTTTAACAAAGTCAGCATTTGCTTTTTTTGTTTTATCACAAATAGTTCCTGCTGTATTGACAGTTTCACTACAAAGTTCTTTGCACCATTTTTTTAATTGTTTTAACATTAGTTTAACTCCTTATCCCTTTTGTTTTTTAAGTATTCAATAAAGTCAATAATATTAGATTCATCACCAAATTCTGCAGTGGAATTAATACTAAGGTCTTCACTATTATTTTTCTTTTTATCGTCAGCAAATCCACGAAGTCCACACACAAACGTTGATTGGGGATCTTCCGTTGCCATTTTTATCATGCCTCTAGCTATTGTAGAACATAATTCGTATTGTTCAGTAGTCATTTTAGATTTATTATCCATAATTATACCACAATGAAAACCTTTTTGCCAAGGACTAATGAGCACCTTAATTGAATTAATTAAATTTAGATTATCTTTTTTCATTTATACCAATACCTATCTATATTTTCACTAGTGTACTCCACAACTTTATGTTCATATCCTCTTTTCATACTTCTTTTACCAAAATCTTCTGCCTCTTTTTCTTTATTAAAAATAATATTTGTAAACATTTTATAGTCTTTCTCCTTTTTATTTTTATATAGTACAAAGTATAACATCATATAGAGTCGGTAGAAAATAGACCCCTCGAACTATTCTCTACCATTCTCTATAGTATCATCCTGTTTAGGATTTGTTACAGAAGTATACCAAACCCACTTAGGATTTTTACCCTTGGATTGCTGCTGTGGTAACAACTGCAATTTGTCTTTCCCCCAACAAGGAAGTTTATATGGACAGTATGAACATACAAAACCTAAAATTCTATTACCAGTTGGTTTAGTCCTAAAAGTTTCTGTTATATCTTCATAGCATCTCTTAAAAGGTTTATTTTCTTTTAAAGCTTTTAAATTATTTTTTGCCTTATCAATAGCTTTCTTTTTATGTTCTTCAACTATTACAGGAGTTTCACATACAGCCCATTCACCAGTTGATTTGTTAATTGCTATCCATCCACCAAAAGGTTTTTTCTGACTTTCACCATATAGAAATCCCTGTGATGCATAACCAAATGAATCCTCTTTAACAACTTCGCTAAATCCACCTGCTTCACTAAATTTTTTTTGAAAGGAATATGGTGACGCACTTTTAATATCCCATATTTTTCCATCAATTTCAACGTCTTGTTTACCCTCAATTATACTTCCATTAAATTTATATACAACTTTCTTTTGTTCATTCTTAATATCTATATCTGCTGACTTCATTATAAATATAGCTAATGCTTCTATTATATCACCAAAAGTATTTCTCATCTTAACATTATAGGGTTGCCCCTCACCTTTAATACCTTTAGCTTCCATTTGTAATTGGCATAATGGTCTACCTACATTAGACATTCTAGGTTCAAATTTAGTTCGTCTCTCACCTTGAAACTGTTTAAGCAAGGCGTTTTTACACGCCTCACCAAATCCTGTAAGCAACTGTTCGTCTAGTTTAACAGGCTTTCTAGATGCTAAGTCTAAATATTGCTGTACTTTTAACAATATACTATTCATTATTTAGATAGCACTTGTTCTGGACTTAACTCTTCTACAACCTTAAGATCACTTTTGTCATTATTATTTACAAGTTTCTTTTTTGCAGAATTATAAGCATCAATGACTATTTTATTTTCATCATTAATAGATTCTTGAAATCTATTTAATGTTTCTCTATCTGTATCAGATAACTGTAAATTAGTATCTGCGTTTACTGCTATCTTAGGTACATAATAAACATTACTACCCTTCTTCTGCCTTATTGTATCTAAAGAAAAAGTACAATTGAACATGAACTTTTTTCTCTCCCTTAACTCATTCAAAGCAACACTAACAGGTGAAAAAGCAGTACCAGTAACTCTGTATAGAACAGGTAAATTCTCTAAAGTATGAGCATTACCTTTTGCAGTTACCCCATCTTTAAAAGATAAAAGACCATAGACAAGTTTATAACATCTTATAGTTCTTTGTTTTTCAAACTCTTCCTGATTAAGAGTTGATCTTTCTTTAAAAGAAAGCTTACCACATTTAGTTCCACCTAGCATATCTATAGCTTCTTCTTTCCAGCTTTTAAATATGATGGATCTATTTGTGTACTCTCCTTTTTCTGCATCATAATGCATATACTGCATTGCACTCAAAAATGGTCTAAGTGTAATTGGTTTACCAAAAACATTTTGACCTACTGCAGAATCATATACGTAAAAATGACCAGCTGGTAATTTATTACCATCATCATCTTCTGGTGAACGATTAATTGCTAGTCTAGGAATATTTACTCCAATACTAGAACCATCGTCTTGTCCAATGGCTTGCATAATTTGCTCATTAGACATTTGTTTTATATTTATTAAGTTATTATCAGACATTTGTCCTCCTATTTTTATATTTACCTTATATCATACTTTAGTTAATTTGTCAAGTATTATTTTATTTAAAACATGCTATGAATACTATTATATATAATAATACCCATAGTATAGTTTGTATACTTTCTAACATACCCTAGTCTTCCCATCAGTAATCTCATATGGAAGATTTTCCATACGAGCAAACCACATTATATAACTCTGTAGTTCTTCATCTTCGTTTATATATAACTTTGTAGGTACTCCTCCAAAGTCCTGCTTCAATGATTGTAGTTTATCATAAGCTTCTTCTTGCTCATCCTTACCCCAATCATCTATATATTTATCAAGTATTGGTGTTTCCATTGCCTACCTCCTTTTTTATATTAGTGCCATCTTCATTTTTAACCCAATCGAAATCATCTTTAGACCAATCAGGATCTTCATAGTTTAAAAATCTTTTATCTGTGTCAATATCTGTATCATCACGGGGCAGACACTCCTCGATTTTTTTCCATTCTACGTGTTCATCACCAGACATATCGTTGATATGCCTACCTTCGATAGTTTCTCTAAAAGTGTCGCCATAGTCATTAATGTCTTCAACTTTAACACACTCTTTTTTTTCTAGGATTTCTTCAGCTTCTGTTTTTGTTTTAGCAGTTATTTCATATTCCATTTCAACTTCGTATATTTTTCTTACTCGCCACTTTTGATAACCAATCTCTTTATCTGGGGTATCTTTTTTGTATGTCCCATTAATGATAGGTATCTCTTTTACAAATTTAATTTGTACCATATTATATCTCCTTTATATCTAACCAATTATACCCCATCTTGAGGTCTGTGTCAAGAGGAATGTTAAAGTTAATTCCATAATATTCTTTCAATGCAGATATTACAGAAGCCGTACCCTGTTTAAATATTTTACTCATTACAGTTTCTTCATCAGGATAAACATCAGCCACAATAGAATCATGAACTGTGTTAATAAGTAAACTCTTTACCTTTTGTTCTTTCATTAGTTCATATATTTTTATACATGCTAATGGTACAATGTCAGCAGTTGCAAAACCTTGTACAGGATAATTTTTTATTTGTGTACTATATGTTGAACCACCCCAAGATGTTCTCTCAGCATATGGAAAAGCATACTCTCTACCCGTAGGTAATTTAATTTTTTTACATCTTATAGCCTCACTCTGTAGTCTGTCATGCCATTCTTTTATATCCCTATATTTTTCTAAAAATTTAGTGTAATATTTTTTTTCATTTTCTGTACCAGACATACCACCATATAAAGGTTTAAAGGTATGTGCCTTTGCATCTTGCCTAGATACCCCTATAATATTAGCAGTATATTGGTGCACATCAATATTATTTTTTATATCTTCAATACCTTGTTTATCTTGTGCAAGATATACAGCAACTCTAAATTCTAATTGTGCAAAATCTATCTCTAGTATTTTACCATTTTCAAATCTAGAGTTAACAACTTTACGAATGGGAAATGTTCTACCTCTTGGCTGGTTTTGAAAATTGGGATCTCTACT